CAGAAAGAGGAGGGAACTTATGTAGACCCTAACCTTACAACTGCTGAAATGTTATCAGGTGGTAGTGGTGGTAGTGGTGGTGCAGTAGAAAGAAATAGAAAACTTGCTAAACTTAAAAGTAGAATAGGTAAAAAGTCATCTAATTCAGATGGCGGCAGAAAAGGAGCTAGAGTTTAGTTATGTGTTTCGGAAGACCCAAGCCACCACCATTACCAGAGCCAGAACCAGTTGATTCTGCTATAGAACAAACTGCTTCAAAGGTAGTTATCGGTGACAAAAGAACATCTCTTACTAAAAAGAAAGGTGCAATTACACCAGTTACAGGTAGAAAAAGGCTTGGTACTAGATCATTACAAATACCTTTACTAGCAAATACACAGACAGGTACTGGTTCTCTTAATTACACTCCTTAAATATGGAATATTCAACACAAGATACAACAGCAGCAGGTAGATATGAAGCACTTGTCGGTAGTCGGTCTGTTTATGATAGAGAAGCAAAAGAATCATCTAAGTTAACCATACCTAGTCTGATACCAGAACAGACATCAGGTACTAGAGCTAGGATTAAAACACCTTTTCAAGCAACAGGTAGTAGAGGAGTTAATAGCTTATCAAACAAACTATTAATGACTTTGCTACCACCAAGCACAGCATTTTTTAAACTTGATATTGATGATCTTGAAATAAGAAAGCAAGGACAAGAAGCATTACAAAGCGAAATAGATAAAGGACTACGCACAATAGAAAACGCTTTGATGAGTGAGATAGAAATATCTAACGATAGAGTTGCTATGTTTGAAGCACTTAAGCATCTTGTAGTATCAGGTAATGTCTTGTTATATCTAACAGATAAAGGACTTAAAGTATATCCACTATCTAAATTTGTTTGTAAGCGTGATGAAGTTGGTAATGTTTTAGAAATACTTATTAAAGAGACAGTACACCCACAAGCTCTACCTCTTGAGTTCTTAGAACAAATTAAAAAGAAAGAGAACTATGACGCAGAGATGATGAAGGGTGACTTGGATATATATACATCTATCAAGAGAATGAATGATGACTTCTTTTGGTTTCAAGAATGTAAAGGAGAAAAGATACCAAATACAGATGGTAGGTCAAAGGTAGATGTTACTCCTTTTATACCTCTTAGATTTATTCGGGTAGATGGTGAAGATTATGGTAGAGGATATGTAGAAGAATACAGAGGAGACTTGATTAGTCTTGAGTCTTTAATGCAAGCAATAATTGAAGGTGCTGCTGCTAGTGCCAAGACATTATTCCTAGTAAATCCTAATGGAATTACAAGAGCTTCGACTATAAGCAAAGCACCTAATGGAGCTATTCGAGAAGGTGCTGCTTCAGATATTTCTGTGATGCAAGTTGGTAAAAGTGCAGACTTTTCTGTTGCCTTTAGTGCCATACAAAGAATAGAAGCAAGACTTGAGTTTGCTTTTTTAATGGCTAGATCAGTACAACGTGACGCAGAAAGAGTAACAGCAGCAGAAATAAATCTTATGGCACAAGAACTAGAAAATAGTCTTGGTGGTATCTATAGTATTTTGACCCAAGAGTTTCAACTACCATATCTAAGAAGACGTATGCACCTGCTTGTTAGACAAGGTAAAGTTCCCAAGCTACCTGATGAACTGGTCAAACCTAAGATAGTGACAGGACTTCAAGGACTTGGTAGAGGTAACGATAGAAACAAACTTATTGAGTTTATTACAACTGTAGCTCAAGCTTTAGGACCAGATGTAATGAGACAGTACGTTAATGTAGATGAAGCCGTAAAAAGACTAGCTACCAGTATCGGTATAGATACTGCTAACCTAGTAAAAACACAAGAGGAGATCCAAGCCGAGCAACAAGCTGCACAACAACAGCAGCTTATTCAAAGTCTTGGACCTGCTGCTTTAGGTTCACGTTTACTTGACCCCAAAGTAAATGCTGAAGCACAGGCTCTTGACCAACAAACTCAACAAATGGAGGAACCAAATGCCAACCAAGAAGTCTAAAGAAAGAGATGAAAACGGAAAGTTTGTCTCTGAAAAAGCAATAGTCAGCGAATTAGGTGTTAATGATACGCCCGAACCTAACGAATTAAAAGTTGTCGAAACTAAAAATGGTCGTACACTTACTTATAACTAACCAAAAAAATTATGACTTCATCACAAGTACAAATATCTGAAACACCACCAATGTCTCAACAAGATCTTGAAGGTCTTAAAGATGAGAATGGTTTGTATGCTGGTAAATTTAAAACTGTAGAAGATCTTGCCAACAGTTACAAAGAACTTCAAAGTAAACTTGGTTCTGTTACAGAAGAAGATCAAGTATCTGAATCAACAGAAAAATCAACAGAAGAATCAACAACAAAAACAGAAGGTTATGAAGAATATTACAACGAAGATGGAACTGTAGATTACAAATCTGTAAATGAAAACTATGGTGAAACTTTAGGTGAAATATTTAAAGAAGCACAGATAGATCCTTACAAGATTAGTGCAGAGTTTCATAAAAATGAAGGAGAGATACCAGAAGAAATGTATCAATCTTTATTAGATGCAGGTCTATCTAAAAATGCAGTTGATTCTTACCTTACTGGTAGGGCAGCAGAGATGGGTTATGGTGAAGATGGTGAAGGTGCTGCTAATGAACTTGCAACAGAAGAAGTAAAAGGTATTAGAGATTCTATAGGTGGAGATGAAGCTTATGGCAAGATGGTTAGTTGGGCTTTAGAAAATCTATCTAAGCCAGAAATAGAAGCTTTTAATGAAGCAACAAACACAATGTCTGGACCACAATTGAGTATGATGGTACAAGGACTATATACTAGATACCAAAACGCTATGGGAGTTGAACCAAACTTATACTCTGGAAAACCTGCTACTGGTGGACCCACACCTTACAGATCTACAGCAGAAGTAGTAGCTGCTATGTCTGATAAGAGATACGGTAAAGATGTTACCTACACAGAAGACGTACAAAGACGTTTAGCAGGTAGTAATGTATTTGGATAAAGCATAAAAATAAAGTTAGTGTTATATTAAAAATAACTTACATCTAGATGGTAAGCTAACTCACAAATAATATTGTGGGTCTGTATAAATTAACAGAGTGTAAATCTAAATATCCTTGTGCCTGATGCGTCAGACAACACTTGAGAGAAAGGATTGAAACGAAGTTAGTTACTCAAATTTGTAAACATTAATCAAGGAGTTTTTCTATGGCTAACGCCACAGTCTCACGTCTTGGTTTGGTCAACAATACAGGCACAGAATTTGATGCCCTGTTTTTAAAGGTATTTAGTGGCGAGGTGCTAACTGCGTTTGCCAGAAACAATATCTTTAACGAGCAACTTCATTCAGTTCGTACTATCACAAGTGGTAAGTCAGCACAGTTTCCAGTATTAGGAACTGCTACTGCTGCATACCATACAGTAGGAACTCCTCTTGTTGGTGCTAACCAAATCAAGGCAAATGAAAAGGTTGTCAACATTGATGATCTTCTAATTGCATCGAGCTTCATTGCTAACATTGATGAACTCAAAAATCATTATGACGTAAGAGCAACTTACGCTGATGAATTAGGTAAGGCACTTGCCAAGAAATACGATGAAAACGTAGCAAAACAGCTTGCTAATGCCTCTAGAGCTTCTACTACTCTTACTGGTGGTAATGGCGGTATTGTTTCTACATTTGCAACAGGTAATGCAACATCAGCACTTGTTACTGGTGATGAATTAGCTGGAGCTATCTATGATATTGCTCAAGCATTTGATGAAAGAGACATTCCTCCAACAGATCGTTTCTGTGTATTACCACCTGCTGAGTACTACAAACTTGCTGAGTCTGCTACAAGAACTGTAGATGTTGACTTCAACCCACAAGGCAACGGATCTTTTGCTTCAGGTAAAGTACAAATGGTTGCAGGTATTCCTGTGATGATGAGTAACAACGTACCTCAAAGCAACGTAGCTTCTAACCCAAGTGGTGCGAACAACACTTACTCAGGTGATGATAGTAAAACTATTGGTCTTGTCTTCCACAAGTCTGCTGTTGGTACAGTAAAACTAATGGATATGACTACTGAGATCTCTGGTTCTGACTACGGAATTATGTATCAAGGTACATTAATGGTTGCTAAATATGCTCTTGGTCATGGAATCCTAAGACCAGAAGCAGCAGCTACAATTAAATTATCTGCTACTTAATTTTAATTTATAGGGTATCTTATTATTAGATACCCTTTTTTTATCATGCCAGAAGGTAAAGCTTACAAAATTACTAAAAAGAAAAAAATGAAAGAAGATGGAAGAAATTCACTTAAAATTAAAAAGAAGGAGTATTAATTATGGAAGAGGGAAGAAAATCTCTACAAATTAAGAAATCAAAAAACAAACAAAAACCTAGTTCATGGTTTGTTAAAAAGGTTAGGAAAAAATATGATGATAAAAAAGAAGTAAGTCAATTTGGTATTATTTCTAAAGGTAGAAAAGATAAAGACGAAGCTTTAAAATTATTAAACCAGTATTAATTAGGAAATGATTTATGGCTATAGCTGCAACTACTGAACTAGAAAGCATTAACATCATGCTTGCTGCCATAGGCGAAGCACCTGTTAACTCTTTAACTGGTACGTTACCTGTTGATGTGAAGATAGCTCAAACTACTTTGACAGAAGTAAATAAAGAAGTTCAATCAGAAGGTTGGTCTTTTAATACAGAGATTGATGTAACTCTTACAAGAGATGGCTCTAATCAAATAAGCTTGCCAGCAAATGTTTTAAGAGTAGATGCAAACATACATCAACACCCAACTATTGATCCTATTCAACGTGGATTAAAATTATATGACAGACAAAATAATGAGTATGAATTTGATGAAGATTTAATTTGTACTGTTGTTTATTTTAGAGAATTTGATGAAATACCAGAACAGGCAAGAAGATATATGACTATTAAAGCTGCAAGAATATTTGTAGATAGGCTTGTTGGAGATGATGGTTTAAGAACTTATACACAACAAGATGAAGTAAGAGCAAGAGTTATACTTACAGAAACAGATTATGCTAATGCAGATCATAATTTATTAAGAGGAGATCCTTCCCTTACTAGTATTTTTGATACTTATAATCCTTCTAGTGCTTTAATTAGATAATTATGTCTGTCATTTCAAGAGCTATACCTACATTATTAAGAGGTATATCACAATCTTCTGACAATTTAAAACAACCAGATCATGCTGATATACAAGATAATGCTGATAGCAATCCTGTTCTTGGTCTTACAAAACGAAGTGGCTTGCAATATGTAACATCTTTATCTTCTTCTACTCTTGGTAATGTCCACATACAAACTATAAATAGGGATACAAGCGAAAGATATATAGCAGTATTTAGCAATGGAAATATAAAAGTTTTTGAATTAGATGGCACAGAAAAGACTGTAAACAAACCTGATGGAACTGCTTATCTAAATACTTCTACACCTAGAAGTGTAATGAAGACAATTACTATTGCTGATTACACTTTTGTTGTTAATACAAGTATTACAGCAGCTATGGACTCCACACTTAGCGGTGGTACTGGTACAAAAGCAATTATATTTATAAATCAAGCAACAGCAAATACGACCTATTCTGTAACGATTGACGGGGTAACAGTTACAGATAACACTTCTGGCGATGGAACTCTTAGTACAGATACAATAGCAACCGATTTAAAAACTGGTCTTGATGCTGGTCTTACTGGTTTTACTATTGTTCGTAATGGTCCTGTTTTATATGTAAGAAAAAATGATAATTCTAATTTTTCTATAGATGGTAGTGACACACAGGGCGATACAAAGATGACAATAATAAAAGATTCGGTACAAAGATTTACTGACCTGCCTACTGTGTCTCCACATGGTTATGTTGTTGAAGTCAAAGGAGATGAAGATACTAATTTTGATAATTACTATGTAAAATTTGTTGGTAATAATACTACAACTGCTGGAGTAGTAGAAGCAGGTCAATGGGAAGAAACTGTAGAAGCAGGTATTGAATTTAAATACGACTATGCAACAATGCCACACGTTTTGATACGTCAAGCTGATGGTAATTTTAGATTTGCAAGAGTTGATGGTGATACTTATGGAACGTCATTACAAAATTCTGCTACGTTTACATCTACAACTGGAAATAATACAGTCATCT